CCTGTAACGGACCGCGTTATGGCTTCGATGCGACTCCCTGGTGCGACGATGAAGAGCGCAACGCGGTGACGCGCATGCTGTTCCGCAATCGCCAATACGAAATCAAGCGCAGCGACATCGGGGATTCATTGGCCGACGCTTACCTCGAAGTCAGCGATGCCACCGATCTGAACATCAAGCAAAAGATCGATGACAACATCGACCGTCTCTTCAATGCGCGGCGTAAATACATGCGGATAAGTGACGAGGAATTGAAGCGCATGTGCGCCTGGGAATCCCTGGTGGACATCGGCATCTGCCAGAACCGAGACAGGAATGCGTACGCCGTCGATTACGCGCTGGAACACATGGACATGCAGACTCTCATCCTCATCCCGCGCATCACGCTGGGCGAGGGCTACGAAAAGCGCATTCCGAATTCTCTGCTCGTCCATTCCAAGATTGCCAAGAAGCAGCGCAAGGCCGCGATGGAAGAATTTAAGGCCGGTAAGCTGCGGACCATGATTGCCACATCATTGGCCGACGAAGGACTCGATCTTCCAAATGTCGAACTGCTCATCATGGTGAGCGGCGGTCGGTCATCGCAGAAGACGATCCAGCGAGCGAGTCGCGCACTGCGGAAAACAGATTCCAAAAACTGTGCGACAATCGTGGACTTTTCTGACAAGTTCCACCCCATCGGAGCGTATCACGCGAAAAAGCGCATGGCATGCTACCGGGAGCTAGGTTGTGTCTTCATCCAATGAGTGCATCAATTACAACGACAACAAACGAAACAGCCACGCCCACAGAGAACGTGGTTTATCTGATCGGCGAACTTCGAGGTATCAGCCGTCAAACAGAAACCAAAACGGGTGCGCTTATGGTGCGCCGCGTTATATCCGTCGCTCGCCATTGGACGGATGCGGATGGCCGATTCCACGAAGACTTCGATGAGTTCGAACTGTCCTCATGGGGGCAAGTGGCTGAGAAGATTATGGAAGTCGCCAATGGCGCGCTGGTGCGTGTCAAAGGCCGTGTGAAGGTTGAGAAGTGGAGCGATGGCGGTGACACGAAATCAGCCGTTCGAATCGCTGCCGAGAACGTCACTATCCTTTGTTACTGAGCGAATGAGTAAATCAAACAAACCCATCGTTGCCGTTGACCCTGGTGTCGGCGGCGGATTCGCAGTCAACACACCGGACGGAATCGTCCTGTTAAAGATGCCGGAATCACTGCCGGACATCTGCGCGCTGATCAATCAGCTAAAGGTGGCCAACTCAGAGTTATGGATCGAGGAGCTTCCGAACTTTGTGTCCCCCATGACGAAAAGCTCGTCGATGGCCGTGCTTCACAGAAACCTTGGTCGGGTTGAAGCTGCTGCATACGCATACGGATACGCTCTTCACAGAGCAGCTCCAAAAGCGTGGCAGGCTCCGTTAGGACTCGGCGGGAAAGCATCGTGCAAGGATTATTCCGATTGGAAGCGCAAGCTCAAGGCGAAGGCCCAGGAATTGTATCCGCACCTAGATGTGACGCTTAAGAACTGCGACGCTTTGCTGATCCTGCACTATGCCATGGGAGGCGGCAGATGATCCGCAGATCCAATCGCCCTCCAACGGAGAGCGAGATAAAGCAAATGCTCATCGCCGCTTTCTGCATGGGCATGATCATCACGTCCGCGTACTTCATCCTGTTCATCCTCAAATGAGCGAGAATAACCTGAAACCTCTCGCAGAGGAGACGGACGTTGAGACGCTTCGAGCGGCCATCGCAGAGTACCAATGGTTGGCCAAGACCTTATTCAAATCTTTGGGGTGCGGATGCTACGGAGGACATGACCTCTGCTACAACTGCACCCAAGCTGAGAGACACTACAAACACACAACCGAGACATACAAATAATGAGCGCAATTAAACAACAGACAATCCGAGTGGCAGACGCAGATGAATCCACGCCAAGAATAGACTTCGCCTACATCGACAAGAAGTACAAGGAATGGCTGGTTCGCCGTGGATTTTCCAATGAACTTGGAAACGAACTTGGAATGCGACGGCCAAACGGACGACGTGGCAAACGAATTGACCCTGATGAAATCTGAAATTACGCGAGAACAACTGTTGAAGGAAGCGCCTCGGCTGATCGAGTATGCCATTCTTCGCGGCTGGATGAGTAAGCCCAAACCAAAATCTGATGATGTTTGGCATTGCAGCGGATCAGGACATCTCGACGACGCTTCAGACGATGAAATACAGGAACTCCGCAAAAAGCTCAGTGGAGGTTGAACTCCTCTCCGACGACGTAGAGATACGGATCGGAGAAACCAAGTGGGCAGGCGTGGCCTACATGCGAGAAGGCAAGAGCAAGGTCTACGTTCGAACCAAAGCCGAATTCAAGGCCAAGTTCGTTCTGGTCGATGCGAAGCCCTAACCTATACATCGCCGCACAAGAGCAGCTCTTTGCGAAGTTTCAGTCACGCTCCATCGCCATCCAGCATTGGAGCAAGTACCTGATGACTCCCAAAGAGCTTGCTCTCCTTTTTCAGAAACTAGAGAAATCAAATTCTGTTCTTCGCGAGATAGCCAAGACTGATCTTGGCCAAAGCGGGGAATTAGCGAGAAAACAACTTGGAATCGAATGAATCAATCAAAGATCGACCGTGCGCGTGCGTGGCTTAGAAACACGCCAGGAGCCGTCGCAGGTCAGGGCGGTCATAACGCGACCTTCGCAGTAGCAACCGCGCTAGTGCATGGCTTCGAGCTGTCACGAGCATCTGCCGAAGATCTGCTCGCCGAATACAACGCGAAGTGCGTTCCACCGTGGAACACCAACGAATTGGCCCACAAGGTGAATCAGGCGATGAACGTGACGCACGACAAGCCGCGTGGATGGCTACTATCCGCTCAATCAGGAATCGGCCAAGGTGGCACACCCATCTCACCCACCGGCAAGTTCGTTGTTCAGAGGACGATCCAGCCAGTACCTGAGCCGGAATCTAGGCTGACCACAATCGACTTCCTCAAAGCCTGCTTCGAGCCGGATGAAGTTGTCTGCATCTGCAATGACATCGTAAGCGACGACGAAGGTCGGACTCGGCCAAACTCCAAAGGTACGTTCCTCAAGCGCGACGAATGGATTAAGAGCCACTTCACGCCGCCCATCAGCGCAATGTGGAACGGTCCTGACAGCCGTGGCGCTTACGTCCGCGTAAACCCGTGCTTCGATGAGAGTGGTTCTGATTCAGGCGTGGCAGCATTCCGCCATGTCCTGGTCGAGATGGACGAGAAGACCAAAGACGAGCAATGGACGATCCTCAAGGAGTCGAAGTTGCCAATGTCCGTCGTCATCGATTCCGGTGGCAAGAGCTTGCACGGCTGGGTGCGAGTCGATGCGGCGAACAAGGAGGAATGGAACGAGCGTCGTGATGTCGTTTATCGCCAGCTAGAGACGCTCGGCATCGATCCGAAGAACAAGAACGCAAGCAGGTTCAGCCGCCTGGCCGGTGTAATGCGCGATGGCAAGGAGCAGAAGCTGTTGGCCATCAATGTCGGGTCGGTCAACTGGGATGCGTTTACGGACTATCTGGAGTCGCAGGACATGCCTCAGGAGTTCTCGCTCGATAGCATCATCGAGTACGACCCTAAGAATGATCCTGACAATCTGATCGGCGACAGATGGCTACGTCGCGGTTCATCGCTTCTCTTCGTCGGCCAAAGTGGTTGCGGCAAAAGCTCAATGGCTGCGTATCAAGGGATGAAGTGGGCGTCCGGTGAAGCGTGGTTCGGTGTCAAGCCCGTGCGCGCGTTGAAGGTGGCCTACATCCAAGCTGAGAACGACATTGCCGATCAGCATGACGCACTCAAAGGCGCTGCTCAGATGACGTTCGGCAAAGAGAACTGGGAGCGAGGATTGAGGAGCGTGGACATGCTCTTCTTCCGCGAAACGGTGAGAACAGGTTCTGACTTCGCCACAATGCTCCGCCGCCTCGTTCGCAAGACCAAGGCTGACGTTGTTTACATCGATCCGCTGCTCTCCTACATGGGCGGCAATCCTGCGGACATCGAGGTATGCGCGAACTTCACGCGACATCTACTCCAGCCGATTATGATGGAGACAGGCGTTGTCCTGATACTCGTCCACCACTTCCCAAAGCCGAAGGGTAAGGATGACAAGCCTGAGAGTGTGGCAGATTTGGCCTACTCAGGATTCGGATCGTCGGACCTGACGAACTGGGCGCGCGAGGTGATTGTGATGAAGGAGGTTGGATTCAACAATCCGCGCAAGTTCATGCTCGGAATGGCGAAACGGGCAGACCGTTCCGGCATGACGGACAAAGAAGGAAAAGTCACCGGATCGATTATGATCCAGCGTGGCACAGGCGGCGACATCTCATGGAACTACGCTGAGCCAGAGAAGTTCGTCGTTGATAAGGAGTCGGCCAAAAAGCCGTACTCCAAAGGACGATATCCTAAGCGTTAGCTTTAGCTTCACGCAGAGCGCGGCGACGGCCTTTGGCGGCGAGCGATTGAAACTTCGCCTTGCCGAGCTGCTTACGGCCAATTGCGCTCGCGAGAGCCGCAGGATCTTTCACGCCCTTCTTCTCAAGCTGGCCAACCAGCTTCTCAAAACGTCCGCCACCGCCAAGTCGCATCTTGTCCATAAAATGTAGAGTTAGGTTTTACCGACGAAATTTACCACGCTTTGCACGACCACGTTCTTGGCTTGGTTGGATCTTTTGCCGTCGCGCAATTATGCCGCGCGCGGAAGTTCTTACGACGCTCAGGATTCGATTTCTTGATCGTCATGTTGGCGTCTCCAAAGCGAACCTTGATGACGTTGCCGTTGTCATTCTTGACGTACACCGCGCTCTTCTTCCGCTCGCCAGGAGTGTAGAACGGCTTGTTGAGCGTCACCTTCTTGCCCTGATAGGTATTACCTTTTTTGGAGAGGGAGGTTTTCATCGTTCAAGGTTCTGGAGTTCGTCGATGTCAGGGGCATCCTCGCCTTCAGTGGCAGCAATCGCTGCGGCTGTTCCACGAAGAACAGCATTCAACTCATCCTTCGAGAATCGGCCAATCGGCTTCATCGCAAGCTCTCTCAACTGAGGTGTCGAAAGAACGTAGGATGCTATCTTGTATTTCACACCTGGAGTCAGCTTCGAAACTTGCACAGCCTGATTGGCCGCTCCAATCGGGCCAATCTTGGCTATTCCACCAACAACTTCTCCAGTCACAGCTCCAGCAGTTCTAATCATCGCCTCTACAAAAGGATCGTTAGAGGATACCGGAGTTTTAAGTTTTTCAAGTCGAGCAACATTGTCCAAAACAGATTTAAGTTTAGAAACTTTTCCGGTTCCTAGAATTGCATCAGCATAATTTCTGGTGTTACTTGCTTTGCCGACAATTGACTCTCCTGCAAGTTCAGACGCCAGCTTCTTCGAATTCAGAACTCCAGATTCAGAATACTTCCTGATCAAGTCGTCAACATATTGAAACTGAAGTTGCTCGACGAGCATCGGGCTTTCACGACCGATCATGTCGAGTGCGGCGCGGCTTTGTTCAGGGGTGTACGTTCCGTCAACAATTCCGCTGATGAAATTTTTAGGATTCTGAGAAACGATGTCAGTCACATCGCTTGAAGACGCTTTTTTCAGTGCGCCGAGGATTGATCCGCGCAACTGCTTCTCCATCTCTGCTTTCTTTTTTATAGCATCAGCGATGGTGTCCATGATGGCCAAATCCCTTCTTCCAACTGCATCGGACAGAAGTTTTGCATCAACCGTTAAGTTTGAAATCACCTTGCTAGGATCAAGCCCTGCCAGCGCGGACTGTTTTTTTGCCAAACTGGCAATCTCCTTTGCGTTTGGGAAGAATTGGCTTTGGATTTCAGGTGCAAGTCCGTTGATGTAGTTGACTACTTTAGAAACTGAAATCTCCCCAGTAACTGGATCAAGACCCGACTTCGCAGCCTGATTGAATAGATACTCTCTCGCAGCGGAATCAATTGCGGTAGCGTCTTCCGGTCGAGCCGCTCTCTTGATTGAGTTTAAGAATGTCGGAGCATCAGCAGACTCCAAATTCCTAGCGATTGATGCAGGTCCAGCGCCACCTTCTGCGCCAACATTTTTAATAATTGACTGAACCTGTTTTCCTAAAAAATTATCCGCGTTTTCTCGGTGAAACTTGTTGGCATTTTGAAACTGCGTTTTGAACTCCTTGTCTGCCACTCCGTCAACCGCAGCCTCGATATCTTTGGTGAAAGCATTATACAGTTGTTTTTTTGATCGATCAGAAAGTCCTGGCAAGATGGAGTCGTTTCCAATGGAGTCTCCAATGATTGTCCTATATTTTCTCATGGCATCAATCGACTGTTCTGGGGCCATGTTTCCGATTGCTGCTACAAACTTTTGCGTCTCAGCGGGGTATGTAGATGGTATTCCTTCGGTTATTGCCGTTGAAGGTTTGCTGACAACTTTTCTGCCAAATTGATCGACAAGAAGTGATGACTCTTCTGGAGTTGTCCTCAAAGACTGAATTGCCTCTGCGTCAATATCGTTGGCCCACTCAACAGCGTTTGAAATCTTTGCCTTTAACTGCTGATAAATTGGGCTTGCTCTAAGACCATTAAAGTTTTTGGCGTCTGTTTGTTTGAAGAAATTATATCCAGACTGCTCAATATTTCGAAAAATGTTTCCAAGAAACGACGGTGTTGCGGCGGTACCAGGAATCAGTGAATTTACTTGATTTTGAACATAGCTCAAGCCATTGTCGATTGAAGGCTTCAACTGCGCCGAAAGCGTTCCGATTGCATCTTCGTAAGGTTTTGAAACAGCCCCAAGTCGCCTCCTCAAAATATCGACAGCACTCTTCGCCAGCTCGTCGGTTGTGATTCCCGTGTTCTTTCCGCCAAGCTCGGTGGCGTTTAGGACGATCAGCCTCTTAAGGCTTTCCATGTGTTGAGGTGTAACCTCCGCACCAACTGGAGCGTTCTTGATTGCTTCGACAAGTCCCGGCTCGCCAATTGCCTCAGCAACACCGAGTGGAACTCTTACGCCAGTAGAAGACTCAATGGTGTCCCGAATCTGCGAAGTCTCCAGCGAGCCAACTCTTGGCGAATATCTTGGCCGAAAGAATGTCGCCTTTGCTCGTCCAAAACCTCCTCCGGTAAGAAGTTCTTTGGCGGCAATTGCAGGTTTAACAAGTTGTCTAGCACCAGCAGCAACAAGTGGAACACCAACTTCGCTAATAAGTGGGCCAAGCGCTGTTCCGGCAAGAATGTTTTCGCCAAGTGTTTCAGCAGCTTTTCCGTATTCTCCGCGAGCGAGTTCAGGCAACGCTTCTACCGCACCTGTTGCAGCACCACCGGTTCCACCTCCAAGTGCTTGCGCGCCTCCACGTTCAAGAAATTGTCCAACACGGCCAAGTTTGGTTGTCGCGCCAGCAGCAGTCATTCCAGCGGCAACTTCTGGAACGGCAGCGGCAAGGAGTTCTGGAGCGACAATGCCAGCACCAGTAGCAGCTTGAAAACGAGCAGCTTGTCTAAACTGATTTCCTTCAGGTGTTTCAGCTCCAGCAATAGGCGCACGAAGAACTTCACCTCCAGATAAGCCAGCACCTCCAGATCCAAGTCCACGGAACGTCTCCCTCAAACCAGCCATGAAGCCACCTTCTTGCTGGCCAACCTTGCTCGCATCTTGAACTGCCTGATTCAACTGAGCGGTCGATCCGACAGCAACCGCAGCCTGAGCTTCGGGAAGCGCCGAAACCATACCCTGCTCCTCACGCCGACGTATTTCAGCGATGGTGGCTGGGCCTTGAGACTGAGGTTGTCCACTAAGTTGCGAATCGTACGCAACAAGTGCATCAATGTCCGCTTTTGTTGGAGGATTAGGATTATTCCATTGATACTCTTTTCCTGAAGGGGAAGTAAATGTTGGCATATATTATTTAACCCCCCATCCAGTAGGAAGGGCAATTTGATTTGTTTGAGACGATGAAAATCCAGCAGGAAGTGACGGAGCGGTTCCGGTAGATCCAGCGGTAGGCGATTGACGCTGCTGACCAAACGGGGCTAGAGGCAGCTTGTAACGGGTGACAAGCTCGTTGGCCAACTTCACTTGCTCTGGCGTTACCTTGTACTTCGTTTTGAACGTATCAATCGTGTTCCACAGATCTTCAGCCGCAAAGTTGGCGAAGTTATTAACATCGTTGACAAAGTTATTGCTCTTGATGTCGCCAATAGCTTTTTTGAGTCGAGTTCCTTCAGACTGTGTAACCGCTTTGCCGGAAGTAGCAAACGCCTCTTCATTAAAAACTTTTTGAAATCTTTGAAGAAGTCCATAAGCACTTTTCTCTTCGTCAGTTTTAGATTCTTTTGCCCTACGAAGAAGCTCTTCAACATTTCCGTCAATAATGCCGACGTACTTTTGGATTTTTCCTTTTCCGTACGCTTGCTCGAACCTGTTCAGCTCATCGATGAGCTTTGAAGAGTTTCTTGCAGTAAGTTCGTCTCCCCTCATCTGACGGCCATCTTCTTGTTGGGGGTATTTCCAATCGTTTTGAATCACGCTTCCTTTGATTCTGGAAGCAGTTCTAGCGTCTGGAATTCCAAACAGTTCCTCCCAATCGGAAATTGCACCAGTTGCAACATCCAACTTCATTCTGTCAGAAGATGACGTTCTGCCTTCTCGGCGAGCCTCGACATTGGTACGAGCAGTTTTAATCCGTTCAGCAAGCGGAATCTTTTTGTCCAACTGATAAACCTCTTCGGACATTTCTGTGCCGAGGTCTTTGATGGTCTGCCTTTCCTTCATCTGCTCTCTGATGACAGGAAGATTCGTCCGATAAACCTCTTCATTAATTTGCCCAGTCTGAGGGTCAAAAACATCGATGCCTTGGTTCGTCATCTCTTCGATGCTATTTGCTCTAAGTTTGTCGAACTGTTCGCGAGACTTGATGATTTTAGCTCGCGGAGAATACTGCTGAAGACCTTGATACGCTTGAGTTGCCTGCTGGTTAAAAACCTTTGACCTGAAGCGAGGAAGCGCAGGCATTGGAGACTTCAGATCAGGATCGTTGAAATAGGTTCCAACATCCTCGTT